TGGTAAAATACTAGGACACATAGAGGTTCTGGGTACACCAGCTGCTGCTCCCTACTGGGCTATAAGCTGGCTACAAGGTAGTACAGATCTTTGGATCTATGGTACAGCCACGTCTCTGCGTAAGATCACAGGTGTTACACATGCCGACGTTACGCGCTCTTCGGGTGCGTATACTACAATAGCCAGTACAACGAATAACTGGCAAGGTGGCGAACTAGGCGGTGTGCTGGTTGTATGTAATGGTATAGATGCTCCTCAAAGTTTTACCCAAGGTGGTTCTGTATTTGCAGACTTGGCACAATGGCCTTCTACATTGAAGTGTAAAACCATTGTACCTTTTAGAAATCACCTGATAGCTCTTAATCTTACAGATAGTGCTAGTGGTTCAGCGGTTGCAAAACCTTTTACAATTCGCTGGAGCGATGCCATACCTGTGGGGACAGACAACAATGGTACTAACACTTGGGTTACTTCTGCGGCTGCTTCTGAAGCGGCTGAAACGTCTTTAATGGGAACTAAGGGTCACATCCTTAACGCTGTACAACTTGGTAATCTTCTTATGGTCTATAAAGAGGATAGTATATATTCTCTTAGCTATGTGGGTGGTGCCTTTACTTTTAACGTCAGAGAAGTATTTAAAGATACAGGTTTGTTCAGCAGAGATGCCGTGCTAGACTTGGGTAATGGTAAGCACGTTGTTATGATAACCAATGATGTAGTTGTCCATGACGGTAACAGTATTAAAAGTATTATAGACGATCAGATGAAAACATTCTTGTTTTCCGAGATTGATTCTGTTAATTACTTTAAAACATTTATGGTACATAATAAGATCAAGAATGAAGTATGGATATGCTTCCCAGCTACTGGATCAACATACGCAGACACGGCTCTTATCTGGAACTATGTTGAAAACACTTGGGCCACCAGGGATCTACCAAATGTAAGCTACATAGCCAAGGGTCTGGTCAATCCTGTATTGGCAAATACTTGGGCTGCGTCTACCATGACATGGGCAGCTGAGACATTGAACTGGGGTCAACTTCCCTATAACCCCGCCATTGATTCACTGCTCATGGTTGGCACAGACGATACTAAACTTTTTCTAGCGGATACGGGAGTTACGTTCAATGGAACTAACTTCACCACAACCTTGGAGCGTAGGGGGCTCAATGCGGGGCGTACAGACGCTGTTAAGCAAATTTCTAGGGTATACCCCCGGATTGAGGGTACAGGCACTGTAAGCATCTCTGTGGGGGCTGAGCTGGCTCCTAACTCTGGCGTCATATATAACGATCCAGTTACGTTTACCATAGGTACGGACAATAAAGTAGACTGTAGAGTCAAGGGTAGGTACGCTGCTATTAAGATAGAGAGCGATGCTGCCTCTCAGTTTAGACTGTCTGGCTACGCTATAGAAGCAGAGATTGTGTCAGATCGATGACCAGAGAGTTTCTAAGATTTGATCCTTCAACGTGTCCTACAGAGTTAGAGAGTATACCAACTTTTATAGACTCTATGCTTTTAGAAGTTAGAGCAGTTTTAGACTTAGTAAGAGACGGCCACTTAGACGTAACTAATGTAGCTCCTAGTGATCCACAACAGGGAGATATAAGATATGCTGATGGCAGTAACTGGAATCCCGGAGGGACGGGCGAGGGAATATATTTTTTCAACGCCTCTTCTGCATGGGTTAAGTTATAGGCTTGTAAACCACAGTAGTCCACTGTTAAAGAGAAAGTTAGCTTACTGCCGTAGTTACTTAGAGAAGTCAATAGATAAAAGTAACTGCGAAGATGTGTTTAATGCAAATGATTTAATTAATAAGGTTATTAATAAGCAAAGCGACCTTTGGATTTCTACAGATAAAGATGGAGATATAAAGGGATGTCTTATAGTAGGTTTTGGAGAACTGCCCAGAGGAAAGATTGTTACAGCTGAGGCTATAAGCTCAGAGTCTCTTAGTTTCCTAACTGCGTTACCTGTCTTTGAAAAGTACTATAAAGAATTAGGATTTAAATTTTTTGAAATAGCTGGTCGTAAAGGTTGGGAAAAAGTAATGAAACCTTTAGGATATGATTTCAAAAATATAACCATAAGAAAGAGTTTATAAAATGGGATCTTCAAATCCAACAGTTGTACAAACCCCATCGTCATCGTCTGGCACTTCAAGTGGTCAGGTTACGCCGTACGCTCCTGTAGAACCTTTTATCCAAAGTGTTCTCTCGCCAATAGCGCAAACCTTTTCCAGTGCTCCTGCTTTGTTTGGTAGCGGCCTGACACCTGCTGACTCTGCTCAGACACTGGCGGCTAGAGACATCTATGGACAAGTTGGAGATGCATCTGCAGCTCAGGCTCCTATCTATCAGGACTTGTTTAATCGAGATGTTGCACTAGCTAGGGGTGATATTAATCAAGATCCGCTTCACTTGGCTCGTACACAAGCTATAGCAAATCAAGCTCGACAGTTTACTGAGCGTGACAAACTGTTGGCTCAAAGGCAAGCTATAGATGCTGGTCAATTTGGACTAGGTAGCACAGCTCTTAAAGAGTTTGAAGCTAACCAGCAGATTCGTAGAGAAGACCTGACTCAGAAACAACTTTCTGATTCTCTAGGACAAGCTGAGGCAAGGCGATTGGATGCGTTGGATAGAGTTCCGGGATTAGGTCAGCAGCAGTTGGGAGCACAGGTGCTACCAGCCACGTTGCAAGAAGCTATAGGTACAAAAGTAGAAGCCAAGGATGCATCTGCTCTGCAGGACTTGGCTAGGCTAGCTCAGCAACGGCAAGAAGCGGAGAGAGCACAGCTTGTTACAATGAGTAATCTCTTTGGTGGCTTGGCTGGTCTGGGTAGTCAAACTCAGCTACAGCAGTCTTCACAAGGGCTTCAAGGACAAGCGTTCCGTGGTGGTCCCACGACTGCACAACAAATTGCTGGCCTTGTTGGTGCAGCGGCGAAGTTTAGATAAAGGTAAAGTACTATGGGATTTCTTGAATCACTGCTCGGAAGAAGCACTGACTTTTTAAATAGAACTAGAAGCGATAGCAGCTTAACACCTGCGGAACGCTTACAAATGGATTCTATTTGGGAAGGTCAGGAAGCGGAAGATATAATAAAAAAGACTGAACTAGAGGCTGACGGTTGGTCTGGAGAAAAAAATGACGATGGGGCTTGGGAATATACAAAGACACTGACTGAGAAACAGAAGAGAGATAGAGATTCGGCTGTCTTGCAAGAGTTTTCTGCTCCAGAAGAAGATGGTTATGATAAACCGCTAACGACAAGAGAGCCTCCTAGATTAGTACAGCCTAGTAATACAAGACCACTGGGCTATGAAGATACGCAAGTATCTAGCCAAGTTCCCACGTATTTGCAATCTAGACTTCAAAACTCCGCTGCGTACGATCAGCGTGCTAAGGAACAGATAGCGGGTCTGCTGGCAAGTCCTAAAATTTCAAGTATTCTTGGCAAACTTTTACTAGGATAATATAATGGCTCACGGTGAAGAGGTAACGCAAGGTCTTCTAAATAGATTGGAGGCTGTAAGAGAAATTAGGAGTGCACCTGTAGGTCCGTTGCCGCAGCGTGAGGAGCTAAGGCGAGCAGCAGAGACTGAAGCTCGTCGGAAAGCTATTATAGCTGAAAGGGAAAGGCTAAAGCAGATAGATCTGATCCGACAAGAATCTCCCAAGTATGCTACGGATGCGGAAAAAAAAGCAGAAGCTCTAGCATTAAGTAAACTAGGTGTTATAGATCAAGTTAAAGCGGATGTTGACAGTGGTATTGTAAAAGGCAAGCAAACTTCTAATGCGGCACTAGCTGCTAAGAAATATGAAGAAGATCAGGATGCTAATAAAGTAGGCGAAGAGATTATAATGGAATCTCTGCTAAGCTCTTCGTCAAACAATAAGTATCAACCAACTACGGGTTGGGATAGATTATTTGCCACGCTTGCTGGTATGGGCGGAAGAGGATCAGGCGCTCCAATCGGAACTTCCGGTTTCAACGCTTTCCTTGGAGATTTCGTAGGTAGCTCGCAGGATTTGGCAACACAAGAAGCTAAAGCCGCTGCGGACCTAGCTGATAGATCTGTTCTAGAAGCGGACCTAGCTGATAAAAGAGAATACCGCAATGAAAATCTTAGACTACGGCAAGAAACCTTAGATTTACAAAGACATGGTAAGGCACCTAGTCTTAATAAAGCTACTATTGAAGCAATGGAAGTTATCCTTGATACGTCAGGTTTAGATTACAGTGCTTTATGGGATAACGTATGGGATTGGTTGCCCGGAAAAGACAAAGGAGAACAGGCAGATGCTAGAACTGCCATAGCTTCGACTGCATTACAACTACAAATGACAAATCCACGTCTCAGAGGCAACCCTAAGGAAGCTCTAAGACAGGCTATAAAGAATCTTTCTGGGGGACAAGATCCATCAGTAGGTCGATCAATTCGTGATGCTACAAGTTTAGTAATCGAGTAATTAAATGGCAGAGACTCAAACCATAACACTGGCTGACATTAGAGCCAACCCTGCTCTTAACAAGGCCAACCTTAAACCGGGTGATACTTATACTATGGGAGAAGACGGAAGCTTTAACGTAAAGCGTGTCTTTTCCGAAGATGGTGTTGTCGAGCTAGGTATTGTTATAACAGAGGAGATGCTTAAAAACCAACCAGAGCTAGCTGAGATGGGTGTAGAAGCTGGTGATAGATATTTAGAAGATCAGCATAAGATTATCAAAACTGGAAGCGGTAGCGCTTGGGAACAGTATTGGCACGCTTTTGACGAAACGCCCGGTATGATACGAAATGCTGCGGATATCTTAGAATCTTGGCTACCAATTGGAACATTTGATCTGTTCACTAATGATTCAGTATTTGGCTACAAGTCTCCAGAAGAGTCCTATGGAGAAGGCTTTGGAGAAGCAGATAATAAAACTCAAAGGCAGATGATACGCAGAGCTAGGGAGAGAGAGACTCTTAAAGATACGAGACTGTTTACACCAGATCCAGACAGTTTGGCAGCGATGGCTGGTAAAGTTACTGGAGGTATAGCTGATTTAACAACTCTTATCCCATTTGTCGGACCTGCTGCTAAAGGTGCAGCGCTGGGTGCGAAGGCTCTTAGGTACGCGGCTAACGTAGGTATAGGTGGTGGGTTAGGAGCTGGCTATAGCGTTACAGAAGACTTGGCAGCTGGAGAAGACGTGGATGTTATGCAAGCTCTGCAAACCGGAGCATTGGCTGCAGGCGGTACGGGAGCATTGCTTGGTATAGGCAAAGGGGTGTCTAAGATTAGAGATAATGCTGCTAATAAACAAATAGATGCAGCAAATAGAATTATGGCTAGAAAAAAAGCGGCTGGGCTAAGCATAAAAGATACTATGGATGAAGCCCAACAAGAAATACTAGCTATGCGTGGAATGCCTATTCAAAAAGCAATAGATAGAACAGGTAGAAAATTAAGAATACCCGGTACAGTAAGTGAAGCTGATGAGATATTAAAAAATGCTTTAGGGGATGAAACCGTATCTAGGTTCTATAATAAAGGACTTGATGACTTCCTTGGTAGTATTTCAACACGTATTGGTAAGATATCTGAACCGATCTTGATGCGTCTTCGACTGCTTGAATTTAACTTAAAGAAAAATACTCAGTCGTATCTTAACGAGGCTGCTCCTTTTATTAGAAGCTTGTCTAATATGAAAGGACCGGTTAAAGATAGCTTGGCACGTCACCTGTCTAATCAAAACTTTAGCGCAGCTGAGCGTCTCATGGCTAAGCATGGTTCTCCTACGATGGTCGCTGAGTTTAAGCAAGTTGTATCTCGTCTAAGACAACTACACGACGAGCTTGAAGTAGCCACTGGTGGGGAAGTAGGATACGTACAAAACTTCTTCCCACGCGTGCTTACAAAAGATGGATATAAAGAGTTACAAAAACTTTGGGATAGACAGCCTGAAAATCTTTTGACTAAAAGGCTGAAAGAAGAAGTATCGAAAAGACGTTATGCTAATATAGACGATATCCCAGAGCATAGAAAATACGAAATAGCCAACCAACTTGCAGCAGGTTTTACTAAAACTGGTAAGTCAATGGCTAACAAAAATAGAAAAGTAGATGTAGTAACAGAGGAGATGCTACCGAGCTATGAAAGTCCTGAGAAAGCTCTGCAGCTCTACTTACGCAACGCTGTAAACACCATTGAGCGTGGTAAGTTCTTTGGCAAGCATCAGAAGGGTAAAGGCTACGGTGGGTTAAACCTGAAGACAACTGTTAAAGACGTGGAGACCGGTGCTGTACGCGAAATGGACATAGACGAATCCATTGGAGAGCTGATAAATACACACGCCTCTGGTACGAGCGGTGAAAGTCAAGGGGAACTTCTGAGTTTAATACAAAGTAGATTCAAAGGTGGAGAGAAAACAGCTGGGTATGCTATAGGCGCGTTGCGCGATCTGGGCTATATGGGAACCATTGCTAACCCAATCTCTGCTATTACACAGCTTGGTGATATGGGTGTATCAGCAGCGCTGCACGGTTTCAAAAACACCATTGGTGCCATGCTTGGAACAAAGAATGTAAGAATGCTTGACATAGGGCTAGACGATGCTGCCCAAGAGTTTGCAGATATTACAAAGACTTCTAACTTTTTAAGGAAGTTATTTAAATATTCAGGCTTTAGAGCCGTTGACCGTCTTGGTAAAGAAACCAGTATGAACGCGGCGCTGAAGAAAAACTTTGACTTGGTTAAGACTGCGAAGGGCGAGGCAGAATTTATAAAGAAGTGGGGTAAGTTCTACGGGGATGATATAAAAAAACTAGTGGACGACTTAAAGGCAAACGAGGTTACAGAGTCTGTTAAGTTCCACTCTTTTAACGAGCTGTCTGATATGCAACCTATTAGCATGTTAGAAATGCCTCAGAAGTATGTCGATCACCCCGACGGTAGAATACTCTACGCTCTTAAAACATTCACGCTCAAGCAGTACGACGTGGTACGTAGAAATATCGTACAAGAGTACGCAGCTGGGAACAAGGCGAAGGCTGTTAAACAAGCCGCTTACCTAGCTGGATACTTATCCGCAGCTAATGTGGGAACTCAAACTATTAAAGACATTATGCTGGGGAGAGATCCAGAGCTAGATAATATACCGGATAAATCTTTATGGGCTCTCTTAGGCGTGTACGGCTTTAATAAGTACGGGGCGGATAAATACCTGAAAGATGGTAAGTTAACAGAATGGGCTATCAATACCGTAGCACCTGCCGCTCCAATTGTAGATGCTATTACAGGTCTAGCGGCAGAGTCTGTTAAGGAAGATCCGAATGCTAACAGATACCTTAGAGCACTGCCACTCATAGGACCAATGTTGTACAATTGGTTCGGCGGTGGTGCAGAATTGTATAACGAGCGCGTGGAAAAAGCTAGGGATAAAAGGTAATGGGCATTAAATCAAATGCAGAAAAGTATATGGATCATTTTAATAGAGCCTTGGAAAAGAACCCTAAGGCTCAGCCGTTCATAGATGCAGCAAAGGATAGAGCAGCGGAGGCAGCAGCGGCGGCAGCCGGATACGTGGCTTCTAAAGCAACAGGCATCACCGAAGACGATGTAGACGATGGTATTGAACAAGTAGAGGCCAGCCGTATGGCGAGGCTTTTAAGTCAATTTAAAGACGATCACGGTATAGAAGGATTTAGCGCTGATCCAAACATTGGCCTTGACCCCTCGGTAGACCTTGCACAAACACTTCCATTTTTAGGTGGGGAAATGACAGGTAGGGTTAGAGCTGATATGGGGGGACTTACAAATCCAACTTTAAACTATGAAAGACCAGTGGGTAATGGTATGCTAGGATTCGGTGCTGGCTTTGGTCAGCAAGGGTTAGAAAACCTAGAAGCAACCTATGGAGTTCCTATTGGCAACCTTACATTTGAAGCAAAAGCGAGTACGCCGGATAGGACCGGTAATATATGGAATATTGGTGCTCGTCTTTCTGGGAAGTTTTAACATGTCAAACTTAGGATTTACATACGCTAGCGAACCTGCCCAGAAACAGTTGCAACAGTATGGTGTTCGAGACGTTGCTAGAGATGTTCTGAAAAAGACCGGATTAACTGGCCCAGTTAAAGATGTTAGAGATTGGTTTAGAGGTTTGATAGCGGGGGAAGAGCAAAGAGCAGACGTTGCTACAGGATTGTTCAGTATATATCCAACTCAGAATATTAACAGAGATACTCTTCATCCTTCTGATACCTACCGAAACTCTACAGAAGCTGTGTTTGAGCTAATGGGTATTCATAATAAAGAAGGGCGACACAACGTCTCAAAAGTTATGGACACTCTTGCAGGTGTGGAGAGCGGTTTTAAAGATATAAAAAACAGAGGGAAAAACGATGAGGAGGGTTCTAGCGCTAGTGGGTATTACCAGTTTTTGTTGACAACCCCAAAAACCGGAGCGTTTAAAGGTAGTGCTTTTAACACAGCTTTGAATAGATATGATACTTTTTATGCCAAATTTCTCCCCAACGTACCAGTTCCAAAAGCGTTTAAAGATGCTCGCAAAGCTAAGACTCCTATAGGTATTTTATCATACGCTCAACAGAAAGAGTTAGCGTTCATAGATTCTTACTATAAGAAAGGAACAAGTGCTTTGTTCAGAACAATATCTGAAGGCGGAAAAGGCGCGAAAGAAGCTATTAAAGGTATTTATAAAAAACATATAGTAAGCGAGAAGCAATTTCTTGCTAATGAAAAAAGACTTGAAGAATGGATTAAAAAAACTAATTTAGTAAACATTAGAAACAACAGCGAGACAAAATGATCCTAGTCCTTATAGTAAATGAGTTAGTAAATCTTAGAAAAATGGTACGGTATTTAAAGGGGCGATGGGACTACAATCATAAAGGTAAGGAATAGAACGATGGCTGTAAGAAGTTACTTAGATCAACAGATTCAGAACGAGGCAGCGGCTAGAGAAGCCGGTGCGCCTGTAACTCCGGGGTCATTCACTGATATAGCAAACAGAGAAGTAGGATCTGGTTTTGTCGATAGAGCCTTGGGAACCATCCCTGCTAATACCCCGCCCCCTGCACCAGCGTTTCAACAGACGTTCCTAAACGGTCTGCTGGCACAGCTGCAGAG